TCAAAAAATCTCCATGCGCCCGGTATTCGCGGGGGTCTGCCCCTCGAGCGGCTCGTTCTGCAATGCGTGGAATAGCGCCCAGGCCAGATCGGCGTGGCCGGTGTTGTCGTTGCGGCCGGCGGTGTAGGTGAACTGGCGCCCACCGGCCGTGATGGTCTTGCGGATAGCCATCAGCGCCTGGGCTAGGTCGGTCCAGCCGGCGTCGAATTCGAGGCGGCCGTTCTTGATCACCGACCAGGCCTTCATGACCAACTGCGTCTTCACCTCGGGCGAGTAGCTGAAGGTGCGCACCCCCGGGAAGAACTGGCGCACCAGCTGCGCGACGCCAGACCCCATGCCGGTGGTGTCGACGCCGATGTAGGTGACCCAGTAGCGCTGGGTCACCTTGCGGATGAACTCGGCCTGCTCTGCGAAGTCCTTGCCGCGGAACTGATGGCGCTCCAGCACGCGGAACTTTCCGCCCGGTACCGCCGGCGGCGCCACCACCACCAGACCCGCGGTGTCGCCCGTCTCGGCGGGGTCATAGCCCAGCCACACCTGGCGATCACCGAACGGCCGCAGCGCGAACGGCTTGTAGTCCTCCGACCACAGGTCCCAGCTATCGACCATGCATGGTTGCAGCATGGTCAGCGGGAAAATGCTCGCGCCGTCGTCGACGAACTGGCACATCAGCAGGTTCTGGAAAGCCTCGGCGTCGTACTCGAGACGCAGCTCGTCGATGTCGAACAGGTCGCAGCCACGGGCCTCGGCATCGAGGATCGTAACGATCTGGCGCCAGATGCGGTCCTCGCACAGTCGCCCTTGCTGCAGGGCGTCATGACTTACGTCGATCTTGATGCGATCGGCGGCCGGCTTGCCCTTGTTGAAGCGCTCGCCAGTCCAGAATGCGTAGGCCTCATGCGCCATCGAGCTGGGCGTCGAGAAGTAGGTCCGGCGGTAGCGCTTCTGCATCGCCATACCACTGGCGACCTTGTTCAACTCCTTGAACTTGAACGTCCAGAAGAACTCGTCGAAGTAGAAGTTACCGTGGTAACCCTGGGCAGTCCGCGCGTTGGTACCGAGGAAGTGCAGTTCCGCGCCGTTCGGCAGGATGATCGGGTCGCCCTTCAGTTCGACACCTACCGCATCGCGCGCGAAGGCCTGGATATAAGCCTTGAAGATGTGCGCCTGGGCCTTGCTGGCCGACAGGAATATCTGGTTGCGCCCCGTTTCCAGCGCGTCGATCAGCGCCTCGCGGGCGAAGTAGAACGTGGCGCCGATCTGTCGCGACTTGAGAATCACGCGTGTTCGCTGATTGCCCGCGCGGTACCAGTCTTTCTGGTAGTCGAAGCAACCGTCGAGGAAGGCCTCGACCAGCTTCTCGGTCAGTTCCTCGCTGATGTCGTTGCGCTTCGGCTTGCGCTTGGGACCTTCGTTACGCTTGGCAAGCTCGGGGTTCAGGTCGGTTTCGGTACCACCGCCCTGGTAGCGCTGGATCCGCGCCTGGCGCTCAAGCTGCCGATGCAGCAGGTCGATTTCCTTGTAGTCACCGCCGGTCTTGCCGTCCTTCAGGATCAACTGAACCAACCGGGCTTCCAGGGCGCCTCCGATCCGTTCTACGCTGTCGGCCCGGTCCCATCCGTCGCGGTCCTTCCATGAGTGAAGGGTCTTGTCCTTCTCGCCCAGGTGATCGGCGATGTCGCAGACACGCCAACCCATCCAGTACAGGAATTTGGCCTGGCGACGGTTGTCACGGATGGGAATTTCGACGGCAGCGTTCATGGCGCAGATGCTGCCGCCCACCCTCGCCCCTCAGTAGCGCCGCCCCTTGTAGCTCCGCCCCCTACAATCCCGCGTGATTGCTGGGCCGCGCGCGTCCCGAACATGCCCCTCATTGCCATGCACCCCGCATCAGCCGCATTGAGGACTCCCGGCATGAAGAAATTCCGCAGCAAATGGTTCCGCATCGCCGTCGAAGGGGCGACCACGGACGGCCGCAACATCGAGCGCGACTGGATCGAGCAGATGGCCGCGCAGTACGACCCGAACACCTACGGCGCGCGGATCAACTGCGAGCACATCAAGTGGGCCTGGCCGGCTGGTGAGTTCGGCGCCTATGGCGACGTGCTGGCGTGCAAGGCGGAAGAGATCGACATCAACGGGCAGAAGAAGCTCGCACTCTTCGCCCAACTGGAGCCCAACCAGGCGCTGCTGGAACTGAACAAGCAGCGGCAGAAGGTCTACACCTCGGTCGAGATCGATCCCAAGTTCGCCGACACCGGCAAGGCCTACTTGGTCGGCCTGGCCATCACCGACTCACCCGCCAGCCTGGGCACCGAGGCGCTGTCCTTCAGCGCCAAGAACGGGACTCTCGCCAGCCGCAAGACCAACCCCGACACGCTGTTCAGCGCTGCCGAAGAGGGCACCCTCGAGTTCGAGGAATACGAGGAAAAGCCCTCGGTCGGCGCGGCGCTGTTCACCAAGGTCAAGGAACTGCTCAAGGGCAAGGAAGCCCGCACCCAAGCCGAGTTCGGCCAGGTCGGCGAGGCCGTCGAAGCGATCGCCGAACACAGCCGCGACCTGGGCGAGCAACTCGGCGAGCAGAAGAAGCAGACCCAGCAACTGGCCAGCCAACTGGACAAGGTCACCAAGGAACTGGCGGACCTCAAGAGCACCCTCGATAGCACCCGGGACCACAGCCAACAGCAGCGGCCCCCGGTCACCGGTGGCGGCAGTGTCGCCCTGACCGACTGCTAACCGTCCCCCGCCCCGGTATCCAAAGGAAAAGCACCATGCGCAACGAAACCCGCAAACAGTTCGACGCCTACCTGGCGCAGCTCGCCAAGCTCAACGGCGTGAACTCCGCCGTCCAGACCTTCGCCGTCGAGCCGAGTGTCCAGCAGAAGCTGGAGCAACGTATTCAGGAGTCCAGCGAGTTCCTGAAGCAGATCAACGTCTACGGCGTCGACGAGCTGCAAGGCGAGAAGATCGGCATCGGCGTCAGCGGCACCATCGCCAGCCGTACCGATACCACCGGCGACGGTGTACGCAAGCCGCGTGACGTGTCCACGCTCGACAACCAGCGCTACGAGTGCAAGCACACCGATTTCGACACCGCCATCACCTACGCCATGCTCGACGCCTGGGCCAAGTTCCCGGAGTTCCAGGCCCTGCTGCGCGACGCGATTCTCAAGCGCCAGGCCCTCGACCGCCTGATGATCGGCTTCAACGGTACCAGCGCCGCGGCTACCACCAACCGCGCCGCCAACCCGCTGCTGCAGGACGTGAACATTGGCTGGTTCCAGCAGTACCGCACCAACGCTCCGGCACGGGTACTGAAGGAAGGGAAGGCCGCCGGCAAGGTGGTAGTCGGCAACGGCGCCGACGCCGACTACAAGAACCTCGACGCCCTGGTGTTCGACGTGGTCAGCAGCCTGATCGATCCCTGGCACCGCCGCGACCCGGGCCTGGTGGTGATCCTCGGCCGCGAGCTGGTCCACGACAAGTACTTCCCGATGGTGAACAAGGACCAGCCGGCAACCGAGAAGATCGCCACCGACCTCATCCTGTCGCAGAAGCGCATGGGCGGCCTGCCGCCGGTGGAAGTGCCCTACGTGCCCGAGAAGGGCCTCATGGTCACCACCCTGAAGAACCTGTCGCTCTACTGGCAGATCGGCGGTCGCCGCCGCTACCTGAAGGAGGTACCGGAGAAGAACCGCATCGAGAACTACGAGTCCAGCAACGACGCCTACGTCGTCGAGGACTACGGCCTCGGCTGCGTGGTCGAGAACATCGAAGTCGCGGAGTAGATGACATGGCCTTCAGTCCCGCCAAGGCGCACTTCCTACGCGTGACCGCCGCTCAAGAGGCGGCGGCCACTGCCCCGCACCAGGGCATGGAAGGCGCGAACGCCTATGAGCTGCAGCTCGCCCAGCTGTATCAGGATCGCAGCCGCCTGAAGAACATCCAATCCGGCGAAGGCAAGGCAGCGCTCAAGGTCGAGCTGCTGCCGGCCTACCAGCCGTACATTTCCGGCGTGCTGCAGGCCGGCAAGGGCGCCCAGGACGAGGTGGTCACCACCGTCATGCTCTGGCGCATCGATGCCGGCGATTACGCCGGTGCCCTGGACATCGCCGACTACGTGCTCGCACACGACCTGGTCATGCCCGACCGCTTCGCGCGTACCGCCGGCTGCGTCATCGCCGAAGAAATCGCCGAGGCCGCGCTCAAGGCACAGAAGACCGGCGGCAGCTTCGACCTTGCGACCTTGCATCGCACCCTCCTGCTCACCGACCAGGCCGACATGCCCGACGAAGCCCGCGCGAAGCTCTATCTCGCCGCCGGCCATGCCACCCTGGAAGGCCTTTCTGTGGAGAGCCCCGGTCAACCCGGGCAGGTGCAAGCCGGCATCGATCTGCTCAAGCGCGCGATCCAGCTGCACGACAAGTGCGGCGGGAAGAAGGATTTGGAGGCCGCCGAACGGCTCCAGAAGAAACTGACCGCCTCTGGCGGTTGACCGAGCGTACCCCGCGCCCCGCCGGCTCGGGGCCGATCTGCCAGGTCCTCTCCTTCCTGAGCAGTGACGCCCCGACCACCGGCGAACTCAAGCGAGCAGCAGCATGAGCGGATTCATCGCCAACGGCCCGGTCCCGAGCGGGCACATCAACAGCGACCCCTTCTGGCCCACCATCGAGCTCGAGCATGTGCGCGCGAACCTGCGCATCGACTCCAGCGTCGACCCGGCGCGCCTTGAAGTCGCGGTCATTGCCGCGGTGATCAGCGTCAACCGCGAGCTGCGGACCTGGCGCCTTGAGAAGATCGCGGCCGGCTATGCCGACCTCGCCCAGGTGCCGTCCGACAAGGTGCGGGACACCTCCGAACTGGTGCAGCTGTATCTGCGCGCAGTGCAGTCGGCTACCGCCGCCGAAGTGGCCGAGCGCTACCGCTGGTACGACACCACCACCAACGGCAACGACAAGGCCCAGGACATCGCAACCACCATCGACGACTACCGCCGCGACCAGCGCTGGGCGATCCGTGACTTTCTCAAGCGTCCCCGCACAACGGTGGAGCTGATCTGATGGCCGCCGTCGCGATCGCCCACCAGAACGACACCGTCGAGGCGCTGTGCTGGCGGCACTACGGCCGCACCGCCGGCGTGACCGAGGCGGTCCTCGAGGCGAACCACGGTCTGGCCGACCACGGCCCCACCCTCCCCCCTGGCCTCAAGGTCACCATGCCGGACATTCCGACAGCCGCCCCGGAACGGCAGATGGTGAACCTATGGGACTGACCACTTTGCAAGGAACCACCCCGCATGGCTGACCTCACCACCACCGCCACGGCCGGCGCCATCATGGGCCTCGGCCTGGGCGTAACCCTTCCGGTTGACGGCGGCATGCTGTTCGGCGCCCTGCTCGGCGCCTGGCTGGCCACCGGCACGAAGCAGGACCTGAAGGCCTGGTCGCGCCTGCTGTCGCTGATCCTGCCGACCTGCGTCGGCTACCTGTTCGCCGATGTCGCCCTCGCCCGCGTGCCCTGGCTGACCAACCTGGCCTTCTCTGCTTTCGTCTGCGCCCTGGTGGTCATTCCCCTCAGCCTCAAGGCGGTCGCCTGGGTCGACAAGGTCGACTTCGACGACCTCTGGCGCCGAATTCGAGGAGGTCGCTGACATGCTCATGACTGCCGTTCCGTTGATCGCCGCCCTGGCCTACATCGCTGCCGCGCTGCGTCTGGTCTGCTACCAGCGCTGCGGCGCCCGCTTCCGCCGCAGCGTCTCGTTGCTCGCCAGCCTGCTCGGCGCATCCATGGCCATCTGCGGCCTGGAAATCCTGCTCTACCGCCCACCGGTCAGCATCTGGCACGCCATCGTCGCCGCCCTGCTGTGCCTGCTGATCTTCCGTTCCCGCGGCAACGTCGCCGCCCTGCTGAGGCCATCCGCATGACCCTTCGATATGGTGACCGTTCTCAAGAGGTCCTCCAGCTTCAGCGTCGACTGAACACCTGGGCCGGCGCCAACCTCTACGAGGACGGCCACTTCGGCGCCGCCACCGAGGACGTAGTGCGTGCCTTCCAGCGTTCGCATGGACTGGTCGCCGATGGCATCGCTGGCCCGAAGACCCTGGCCGCTCTCGGCGGAGCTGACTGCTCGCACCTGCTGCAGAACGCCGACCTCGTCGCCGCCGCAACTCGCCTCGGCCTGCCGCTGGCGACGATCTATGCGGTCAATCAGGTCGAGTCGAACGGCCAGGGGTTCCTGGGCAACGGCAAGCCGGCAATCCTGTTCGAACGCCACATCATGTACCGCCGTCTCGCCGCCCACGATCAGGTCACCGCCGACCAGTTGGCCGCACAGTTCCCCGCGCTGGTGAATCCTCGCCCGGGCGGCTATGCCGGCGGAACCGCCGAGCACCAGCGCCTGGCGAACGCTCGCCAGATCGACGATACCGCCGCCCTGGAGTCGGCCAGTTGGGGCGCCTTCCAGATCATGGGTTTCCACTGGCAACGCCTGGGCTACGTCAGCGTGCAGGCCTTCGCCGAGGCCATGGGGCGCAGCGAGTCAGCCCAGTTCGAAGCGTTCGTCCGCTTCATCGACACCGACCCGGCGCTACACAAGGCGCTGAAGGCTCGCAAATGGGCCGACTTCGCCCGCCTCTACAATGGCCCCGACTACAAGCGGAACCTCTACGACACCAAGCTCGCGCGGGCCTACGAGCAACACGCCAACTGCGCCGAGGCCAGCGCGTGAGCCTTCTGCGCCAGGTGCTGTACAGCGCCGCCCTGCTCGGCGCCCTCGGCCTGCTCCTGTGGGTGCAGCAGCAGCGCATCGACCTGGCGCAGGCCCGACTGGCCCAGGCCGAGATGGCGAGGAAAGCCAGCGACGCCCAACTTTCCCGCCAGGCCGGCACCATCACGGCCCTCGAGGCCGCCCTTTCCCGCGAGCGCCAGGCCCAGGCCGACCTGGACCAACAGCGGCAGCAGTTGCGCCAGGCGCTGGCCATCCGCGAACGCTTGATCGAGGACCTGAAACGTGACGATGAATCCTATCGCCAGTGGGCTGACCAGCCTCTGCCTGATGTTGCTCGCCGGCTGCAACAGCGCCCCGCTATCACCGGAGCGGCCGCTTACCATCAGTGGCTGTCCCGCCGTGACGCCCTGCAGCCTGGAGTCAGCGGCACCGAAGGACAACGGCGGCCTACAGACTGAAGTCGAGCGTATCGGCCTGTCCTGGGCCGAGTGCGCCGCGAAGGTCGACATGATCATCCGCACCCAAGGGGCTACCCATGAACAAGCCCGATAGCCTGAAAGCGCATCTGCTCGCCGCCGTGCCGGAACTCAGGAACAACGGCGACCGCCTGGTGATATTCATCGACAACGGCCGGGTCCGCAGCACCTCGGCCGAGAACCTGTCCTTCGAATACGCCTATGACCTGCAGGTGATCCTCACCGACTTCGCCGGGCACCCCGACAGCGTGTTTCTGCCGCTGCTCGGCTGGCTGCTGGTGAACCAGTCGGATCTGCTGGCCAACCTCACCAAGGTGCAGGACGGCATCACCTTCGAGGCCGACATGCTCGACCGCAGCAAGGTCGACCTCGGTATCGTCCTGCAACTGACCGAGCGTGTCGTCGTCAAGCGCCGCGAGGATGGCCGCTACGATGTGAGTCACCCGGAAGAGCCCCAGCTCACCGAGGCCATCGAGGTCGATGGGCCGATGCAGATGCTCGCCAACGGCGAGCTGCTGGCCGAGTGGACGCCGCCGACGCCCACCGAGGCCGTCATGCTCGAGACGCCGCAGATCAGGCGCCCGGCCAATGGCTGACAGCCTCGAGGCTCTGGAAGACTGGGCAGGGCCGATTCTCCGCGCCCTCGAGCCAGGCCCTCGTGCTGCCCTAGCGCGTTCGCTCGCCCGCGATCTACGGCGCGGCCAGCAGAAGCGCGTAATGGCACAGCGCAACCCCGACGGAAGCGCCTACGAGCCACGCAAGAAACGCGAACTGCGCGGCAAGCAGGGCCGTATTCGGCGCAAGATCAAGATGTTCCAGAAGCTGCGCACGGTGCGCTATCTGCGCGCCAAGGGCGACGCCCAGGCGATCACGGTTTCCTTCGCTGGTCGGATCGCACGCATCGCGCGGGTTCACCAGTACGGGCTGAGGGACCGTGCTGAGCCTGGCGCTCCCGAAGTCAGCTACGCGCAGCGTCTCCTACTTGGCTTTGATAGCAGCGATATGGAAACGATCCAGAATGGAATTTTGGCGCACATAGACGCAAACTCTCCCATTTAGCCTCGACGGGCTGTCTAATATCGAGACAACGAAATGAAAGAATCCCTAACAAACAGAAAATTTGAGAACATATTAAAAATAATAGAAAAAGAATTATTCACAAACGAGTACCCCAGCATATGCAGCCTGCATGATATATCCCCAGACAAGGATAGTCACAACTGCATTGCCTGCAATCTCGCCGGCAACGTTATAAACCTCAAAGACGCTGCAGACTTACTATCAAAAAGCACCAAAAGTCTATCTTACCCAGCAGACGAAGCTTTTGCAGAAAAAACCTATATATTATGGCTGTATTTGCTATCCGAAAATATACATGAAGTATTGAAATTAATATCCTACCCCCAAGATATTAAAAACAAGGACTTCAAAAATACAATAACCATAAAACGGTGGGCAAACTTCCTCAAACACCCAAAAGCATTTCTCCTCACTCACCACCCTGCCTATTGTGATCTCGCCACCCTACCATTTGAGCCTCACCATTCAGGTCTAGAAGGAATCACAATAATTGATGATGAATTTATCAACAAATTCTACTCAGGAGACAAAAACAACAAAGAGCTTTACACAATCTTACAGAACAACCAATCAACCTTGGTCTTACTCCCTGATCTAGAAATTCTCACCAAGGGTATTGCAGACGAGCTAAACCAACTTAGCGAAAAAATAAAGCACAACAATGAATACTCCAAAATCTTAACAGACAAAGCCTCCATTGAAGATTACTTAAGCGGCGCCCAAGCAGACTCGTCGGACTAGGGTAGCGACTATTTGTAGTCAGCCACAGTACAGGCTTAAAAGATTCACGCAGCACAAAAACATAATAAACATCGGTGGCATGAACGACTTTGCCGCCCTCTCCCGCATGATCGAGAACCTGATCCGCCTCGGCACCATCGCCGCTGTGGACCATGCCGCGCAGCGCGTCCGTGTGTTGACCGGTGACCTGCTGACCGGCTGGCTGCCCTGGGCATCGCCGCGGGCCGGCGCCGACCGCGAATGGAACGCCCCCACCCTGAACGAGCAGGTACTGCTCTTCAGCCCATCCGGGCAGACCGCGAATGGCGTGGTCCTGACCGGCTTGTTCAGTGACCTGATCCCGCCCAACGGCGACCGCGACGCCCTGCATCGCACCACCTACCGTGACGGCGCGGTGATCGAGTACGACAGCGCAGCCCACCACCTGCGCGCAGTTCTTCCCGCCGGCGGTACCACCGAGCTCATCAGCGACGGCGGCATCCGCATCGTCGGCGACATCACCCACCAAGGCGACTACATCCAGACCGGCAACCAGACCGTTACCGGCAAGGTCACCGTGAGCGTCGACGTGATCGCCAAGGGCATCAGCCTGGTCGGTCATACCCACGGCGGCGTCATGCCGGGCGGCGCTACGACGGGGAAACCGCAATGAACGCCCATACCGGCGGCACCATCGACCGCTTGGCACACATCCGCCAGTCAATCGCCGACATCCTCACCACTCGCATCGGTAGCCGCGTCATGCGGCGCGAATACGGCAGCCAGTTGCCGGAGCTGATCGATGCTCCGTTCAACGACACCACCCGCCTGCAGGTCTATGCCGCCACCGCCATGGCCCTCATGCGCTGGGAACCGCGCATCCGCCTGAGCCGTGTCCAGATCACCGGCCAGAACCTGGCCGGCCAGGTGCTTATGGAGATTGACGCCACCCTGGTGGACAGCAACGAGCCACACAACCTGAGCATCCCCCTGCAGATGGGCGCCAGCGCATGACAACGAACTTCGTCGCCATCGACCTCAGCCAGTTGCCGCCACCACACGCGGTGGAGCAGCTGGACTACGAGCAGATACTCGCCGAGCGCAAGGCCTACGCCATCAGCCTCTGGCCGGAGGATCAGCAGGCGGAAATCGCCGCCCGCCTCGCCCTGGAGTCCGAACCGCTGACCAAGCTGCTCGAGGAAAACGCATACCGCGAAATGCTCTGGCGCCAGCGGGTCAACGAGGCGGCTCTCGCAAACATGCTGGCCAGCGCCCAGGGCGCCGACCTCGACCAGCTCGCCGCCAACTACAACGTCAGGCGCTTGGTCATCCAGCCCGGAGATCCGTCGAAGGTGCCGCCCGTGCCGGAACTGCTGGAGTCCGACGACAGCCTGCGCGAGCGGGCGCAGATGGCCTGGGAAGGCCTCAGCACCGCGGGACCGCGTAACAGCTACATCTTCCACGCCCGCGCCGCCGACGGTCGCGTCGGCGATGCCTCGGCCGTCAGCCCATCACCTGCCGTTGTCGTGGTGACGGTGCAGGCCGCCCAGGGCAACGGCAGCGCCCCGGCGGACCTGCTGGCAATCGTCGACGCCTACCTCAACGACGCCGACCGTCGCCCCGTCGCCGATCGCCTCACAGTCCAGTCCGCCCAGGTGCTCGAGTACCGTGTCGACGCGACGCTCTACCTGGCCACCATCGGCCCGGAGTCCGAGCCGATACTCGATGCCGCCCGGGCCCGCTTGACGGCCTACGTCCATCAGCGTCGACGCCTGGGGATGGAGGTGTCCGAATCGGCGGTGCATGCGGCCCTCCACGTGGAGGGCGTGCGCAAGGTCACGCTCAGCAACTGGTCGGACATAGCCGCTACACCGGCCCAGGCGCCCTACTGCACCGGAATTACGCTGACGCTGGGGGATGAGTGATGCCCAGCTTGCTCCCACGCAACGCCACCGAACTTGAGCGCCTGGCCGCCGAAGCCCTGGCGCAGATTGAGCGGGTACCGATCCCATTGCGCCAACTGTGGAACCCCAGCACCTGCCCGGTCGCTCTTCTGCCGTACCTGGCCTGGGCGTTCTCCGTCGATCGCTGGGACAGCACCTGGCCGGAGCGTGTGAAGCGCCAGGTCATTCGGGATGCCTACCTCGTCCACTCCCACAAGGGAACCTTGAGCGCCCTGCGCCGCGTGGTCGAGCCCGTCGGCTCGCTGACCGACATCCTCGAGTGGTGGCAACAGACCCCCGCCGGCGTCCCCGGCACCTTCGAAATCACCGTCGACGTCAGCGACAACGGTCTCGACGAGGAGACCGTGCTCGAGCTCGAGCGCCTGCTCGACGACGTGCGCCCAGTCAGCCGACACCTGACCCGCCTGGACCTGCGCATCACGCCGGACATCCAGGCCCGCCACGGCCTGGCGACGATCGACGGCGACACCCTGGAAATCAGCCCCTGGAAGCAGTGATATGACGACTCCCAAGTACGGCGGCCTGCTCACCGACATCGGCGCGGCAGCGCTGATCGCGGCGAGCGAAGCCGGGAAGAAGTGGCAGCCCACCCATATGCTCATCGGTGACGCCGGCGGCGCGCCCGGCGAGACGGCTGACCCCATCCCCTCGGCCGCTCAGACCAAGCTGATCCGCCAGCGCTACCGCGCTCAACTGAACCGTCTGTTCGTCTCCGAGCAAAGCGCAAACGTGCTGGTCGCCGAGATGGTACTGCCGATGGCCATCGGCGGCTTCTGGATACGGGAGATCGGCCTCGAGGACGCCGACGGGAAGTTCGTGGCGATCGCCAACTGCCCGCCCAGCTTCAAGGCCAGCGTCGAGAGTGGGAGCGCGCGCACCCAGACCATCCGCGTGCAGATCATCCTATCCGGCATGGAGCACGTCGAACTGATCATCGACGACGGCATCGTCTACGCCACCCAGGACTGGGTGAAGGCGAAGGTTGCCGCGGACTTCAAGGGACGCAAGGTGCTGGCCGGCAACGGCCTGGTCGGCGGTGGCGATTTGTCTGCGGATCGCACCATCGCCTTGCCAGCCTCCGGCGTGGGGGCCGGCACCTACCGTGCGGTCACCGTCAACGCCAATGGCATCGTCACCACCGGCAGCAACCCGACCACGCTGGACGGCTACGGCATCACGGACGCACTGCATGCCAGCGAGGCGGTCACCACCCCGACGGCGAACAAGCTGCTCAGGCTGAACGCGGCCGGACTACTACCGGCCTCGATTACGGGCAACGCAACCACTGCCAGCCGGCTTGCAGCGCCCATCACGCTCAGCGCAACCGGCGACGCAACCTGGGCGGCGCGCTTCGATGGCTCCAGTAGCGTCAGCGGCACCCTGACCCTGGCCAATACCGGTGTAGCCGTCGGCACCTACACGAAGGTCAGAGTGAACGCCAAAGGTCTTGTCACCAGCGCCACATCGTTGACGGCTGACGACATTCCTTGGCTGGATGCCAGCAAGCTCGCCACCGGTATTTTGCCTGTGGCTCGGGGCGGTACTGGCAACGCCATCGGCCAGGCAGCGACTGCACTCAAGCTGGCCTCCCCCCGCACGCTGGCAATCGCTGGGGATGCCACCGGCAGCGCTGCATTCGACGGCAGCGCAAACGCCAGCATTACGGTTACGCTGGCCAATACCGGTGTCGCCGACGGCACCTACACCAAGGTCAGGGTAAACCCCAAGGGTCTAGTCATCGGTGCAACCACGCTTACTACCGACGACATTCCCTCTCTGGACGCCTCGAAAATTACGTCGGGCATGTTCACCGATGCCCGACTTCCCTGGTACGCACAAGGGCTATGCACCAGCGCACCCAACACGACGGACCCGAACACCACGAACATCCCGCTCATCCTCACGAATCACGAGAACGGT